TCTGAAGAAAGGAACTTCAGAACATCATCAGTTGGGATGGTGTACATATGCTTCCAAATGTAACCAGCACCAGTGGTTTCTGTATAGAGACCAGTTGATGCATCGTAATTAGCACCAGTGGTGATTGGTTCTTCGGTTGCGTTCTGACCTGATGCGTTTGAAGGATTCTCTCCGTTGTAGAGACACTTGAATACTTCATATGCAGAGTTCATTACGTAGAACTTAGCATCTGCAATGCTAGTTTGTCCTGTAGCAGATTGCTTACCAATCTGACCGCCGCCGCCAGGAGTAGCGGAGTAGTCAGGTTTCCACATATCAAACTTAGGATTAGCAACTAGATCCCAGTTGTAACGACGAATGACCGTTCTTGCGAAAGCATCTGTAATACGCTTAGCAGCGATGATCTCGTCATACAGAGCAATCTTTTCTCTTTGGTTGTCTAGAGGAAGAGGGGGAACATCTTCAGTTGCGTAGCGATAAACACCAGACAGTGCGGTAGCGCCAGTGTTGGTAGAACCAGCATCAGCGGTTTCTAGTAAAGTGCTGCCAAGAGGAGGAACGGAGTTAACACCGTTTGATCCAAAAACGTCGGTTAAAAGAAGTGAAGTGTCATAAACGGCAGCGACTGTGGCACGGAAAGCAGTCGAACCGTAAGTACCAATGTAGACCTCGTTACCAACAGTAAAGTTGGTAGTACCTTTGGAGTATACTTCTAGGTATGCTTTCCATGGTTGTGGGCGACCCACAAAGAAGTACATCCTGGAACGTTCGTCGCTCGTATCCGTTGGACCTTCAGTTAGCGATTCAAGGAATTGCTTCGCGTTAAAAATTCTAAATTTATCAGAGATAATAGCAGCCATTGGTTTTTTCCGACGTAGTGTTTGTGCCTGTGTTATTTATATTTATGCAGTTATTTAGGAAATTGAATATGGAACAACATTGGTGTCGTTAGCAACTACCAATCCGCCATTATTTCCTAAAACCTCGTGTTCCTTAACAACCGAGCATCCTGTAAATGTAGTCGCTGTCTTGCCTGTGTAAGAAACAACACAACCACCAACACCCACCAAGGAAGTTGCTAAGAAGAGATATCCAGAACTTGGGAAGAATTCTGTGCTAAAAACGGAAATCGTTGTTGCAGATCCACCGTAAGTTCCACCAACAATTGCATCAGAAGAACTGATAATTGTTGCTGGATTTTGAATTGATGGTGGTAACAGATTGAATTTTTCACCAGAAACAGTATAGGAGGAATCTGCTCTTAAAGTGAAGTCTTTCAATGTCAATGATGGGAAGTAAGTATCTATTTCTTGAATGGAAAGACCAGATACACCACAAACTCCATCATCAAAAATTCCATCAAAGTGACTAATAGTGTGACCCGCATTTGTTGTTGTATAATCTCCAATATATTGTAATCCAGTTCCGAATACACTATTGAAAACTGGTACAATTGTAAGATCTCTCTTAGTAACAGTATATGGTTCTATCAGATCAACAAAACCATTCAACCTTGTTTCAATAGGATCATTAATAAAGACACTTTCTTGATAACCATCAACAACTCCAGATGGAGGTGGAATTAGAACAAGTTCTGTTGCTGCTTTTTGAACTACAAATTCTGATCTTTCGATCTGAACCTGACATGTAACTTGAGATGCTTCATAAGTTACGATAGATGAAGGAACAGCATCCAGTGGGATCTCAACTTTCGTGTTAGTCTTAGTTACTACACTTGAAATAGACTCAACATTAAGTTGAGGTTGAATTTCTGCTGTTAAGACTCTAGACGCTGTTACCAGAGATACTTCTGGAGAAACGAATTGTCTTTCCGTCTCCCTTTCAGTTCTTCCTACTCCAACTCCACCTTGAAGGGTAACAAGTTGAGACTCAGATTCAATTACTGCAACTCCACCATAAGTTACATGTACTGGATCTGGAATTTGTCTTAGGAAAGTTCCTGCAGGCCATGTTTGTTCTGTAGTATTTTCCTGTCCTCTCTGGACTTTAAGGAAACGATCACCAATCTTACGATAGTAGAATACAATTTCGTCACCAATCAGCAAGTAACCGTTTGTCTTAAACTTGCTGGTGTCTGGAATATAAACGACATTTTCACCAATAGCAAGATCAACATCAAGATATGCACCAGTCTGATAGTAATTAACATTCGAAAGTGCTGTGTTATTAATAATAACATCACTGAATGTAGTTGTAATCTGTCTACTAGCACTAACAACAGTAGAAGAAATAATATCTACCAGTCTTCCAGAAACTTGAGATAGGTACTGATTAGTTGCAGTAAACGTATCAATAAGTACAGAACCTGTTGGTTGAGGTCTATCAGTGCGAATCTCATTGGTATTTGCAACAAGATTATCTCCAGTTTCACGGATTAGTTGAAGTTCAGCTTCAACTTGCATGTCAACTTGTCGTGGACTATCAATAATAACTGCTGTTGAAGTAAATCCAACGGGTTCTGGTAGGTTGATGAGATCAACTCTGGAACTAACAAACATTCCTTGCATCTCAACCAGTGGGTTGACCCCAACATTGATTACAGATACACCAATCTCTCTGTCACTTAAAACATCATATCTTCTTGCAACTTCTACTTTTGGTGCTCTGTTATATCCAGAACCACCATCGATCAAATCTACGCTAATGACTTGTCCTTTGCTTACAAGAACATTTGCTTTTGCTCCACCACCATTTCCATCTACTGGAATAAAATGTAATACAGGTGGTGTGTAATATTGATATGCCGTTGGTTGAGTCAGAGGATCGTAACTACGTTGATTCCATTCAAGTTTAACAACAACGCCATTTTCAATAAATGCTACGACAGAAAGACCTTCTCCTCTAGTAATACCATTATAAGTTTCAACATCAACAGATCCGAACATTGAAGAAGAAACTTGTTCTTGATTTCTCTGTTCTTTACTAGTAACAATTCCAGGAAGTTTCTTGATTCTTCTAAATTTATCTTCACCTTCTACTCTAATGTTATCACCATTAGACAAACTTACAAATGGTTGTCTGTAAGTATTTCCAATAAATGTTCCAGACCAAATTTGATTGTTATCTGATAGTTTTAACCTACCATACTCATCTTCTTGATATGTAATAGTATAGTTATCAAATGATACATTTGTGGAAAGAGCATATCTTCCTTTTACAGTAAATACTAGATCTAATGAAGTATCTAATTCACAACGATTACCAAAGCAATCGAATTCTAATGTATTTCCATTTGCTCTTACATTTGAAATTTCACCCAAAATGTTGTATGTTCCATCATTTTTAACTTGGAAGACTTGTACTACCTGACCTCTTTGGTTTCCTTGCCAAGAATATCTAAGTAGGGTATTGAGTCCAGAGGTTGTATTAATTTGAACGGAAGACTTTGCGTAGTATGAGTCTGGAGCAAAATCATAAATGTTTAGAATCTGTCCCACATCTCTTCCATAGAGATAGCGGATATCAATCTTCATTTCCTTTTTAATAGGAACATTGAAGTAAAGATTTGGACCAGAAACGGTATAACTAAATCCTTCTCTCTGAAGAACTCCATCTAAGAAGACATACATGAACTCTTTCTGTTCGATGGATTGAACGGTATTATCTTCTACATCTAAAATCAAGAAAGGACCGCTCTTAACTCCATTTACTAAGTTGTAGTCAATAGTAAGTCTCTTATAGTTTCCAACTCCAATACCAACAACTTTTTCTACAGCAGTCGGTTCGCCAATATTTTTTGCGCCAAAATCTTGATCCCAAATTGGAGCAACATCAAATACTAATTTGTTTGGAATTGTAGTTCTATCAATATAATATGAATCTTCACCAGGATAATCTGCATTATATTTTGGTCTTTGAAGAACAGCATTGATAGTTAAGAATAGATCTTCATCTTCGTCAGTGGAAACTTCTGAACCATCTTCCCAATATAGTTCAAATACTTTATTTTCTCCATCAACATAATCTGGTAGATTTCTATCAACAGAAACACTATTCAAAATATCATCAACATTATCATATAGAGAATCAACAGAAGAAACTACATCATCACACTCTT